GCTTATATGCTACACAAAGGCACAAAGAAAGACTGTCCAGTGCCATTGCCTGCAAGATATGATTTAATCCACATTAAATAAAATAAATAAAAATAAATGTTTGACACGCTAACACCAGAACAAATAAAAGAAGTATCTTAAACCAAAGGGGCCGAAAGGCCCCATAACTAAATAGGTGAAACCATGAAAATGACAAAAGAGCACTTCAACGAATTGAAAGAAAAGATAGAACATAGATTCAGTGCTGATACTCAAGGTTTACTTAATCCAGAAAAGTACGAATCTGGTGATTTTACATGGAATTATCCAGTAAAAGATTTACAAAAGCGGTATTGTTTTGATGTTTTATATATGTCTGTTCCTGCGTCTTGGGTATGCCGTGAACTGTACCCGTATTTGAACGATGATCATATTTTTACGGCATTGAAAGCAATATGTCCGAAAGTAACCAAAAAATACTAACCTGGGGGATAATATGAATCTTTACGAGATTGATGAACTAATCGCGGCAATTCCAGACGATGAGCCAGAAATGGTAGAAATGTACCAAGAAAAGAGAAAACAATTAATCGAAGAAATTAATAAAGAATGCGCTCAATTCATGGGCGAGCATTTTAAAATTCAGCATATAGGGGTAAAATAACATGAGTGACGCACAGAAACACGTACAAAAAGAGATTGAGAAGCTTGCTAAGCAATCTTTTATGGTAGTCGGTACTTCGGTATTAATTGCTGGATTAATCGCGCTGTACGCGCTTTACGGAGGTTAAGGAAAAACAAAATGAAACAGAAAAGAGATAAAATAAGTAATGTCCTTAAAGGTATAGAATATAAGTATGTAGTACTGGCAACAGAGAAGAAGTCAATGATGTTCGATAACATCAAAGACGGTTATCTTAAGTACCAGGTAACCAAACCGCCTTGTAGTTTAACTATCTACGGGCAGCATTCAACGTGCACACTAAAGAGGGCCGATAAATGATTACAATATACGAATTGTCACTAAATGCCGCCAAGAATGGTAAATCTTACCCGATATTGGAATGGCTGTGCGCTCGAGATGGCATTTTGTACGCCTGTGACGGGAAAACAACTGCAAACTGTAAAACAATACTGCCTGATGGCCTGTATGAGCCTTTTACACTTAGAGAACATGAGGGTACATTGGATGCAGATGATTACCCTTATACAGTAGATGATGTAATAATCCAGGAGATAAGAACATGAGCAACAAATTGACACCAGTACAGACAGCACTAGTAAAAGAACTATTGGACCTTAACGACAAATACAATCGTGCTCTTGATTGGTATGATGAGGCAGTACAATCAAACCTTGGCATTATGGCAATCGAAGGGAGAGAAGAGCGAATAACAATCGTTTATAGGCAAATTCAATCAGTTAAAAAGGAGCTTGGAATCGAATGACAAAACAAAAGAAACATAAATACACTGTAACGGTAAGCTATCTGGCCCATGTTGGTAGAGCGTACATAATAGAATCGTTCAAAACGTGGGCTGACACAGTCGCTACACTGGACTATTTGGGCAAGACTGGTGTTAGGGTACACGTTAGGCACAAAAACGGTGGTGAGCGCGTTGTGCTGCCCTTGTACGAGGATAACCAGGACAGACCTGTTGTTGATATGTACCTGCCTGCTGATTTTAACAAACTCGGAACTATGCTCAAAAAGCTGGAAAAAACAGGTACATCGTTCACTGTTGGCGAGCCGCGTAAGGTAGGATGATATGAGTACAGATATACAGATACAGCAAACCAGGTTTTACACAAACAAACAAGGCAAAGCCTGCTGTTGTTGCTTAACAGTGTGCAGATCAAGTCACTGCCAGCAATGCGGGGCAGGTGGGGAGTTCGGAGAGTCCATAAGAGCTGTTTCCAGTAAAATTGGGATAACACAAAAGCAACTCTCCGAGGCACTAGGTTACAGCAAAGGCATAAGTGCTGGTATCACTACCAAAAATATGAGACTGTGGAGAAAGCTTTGTCTGTTCGCTAGGTGTTGGTACAGTGATAATAATGATAAGTAATATCAGTATTAATACCAGTATCAGCTACAAAGCTAAGTAATATTAACAGTATTGTTGATTGTATTAGTAATAATAGTAGTAATAGTAGTAATATTATTAGTAATAGTAGTAGTAATATTAATAATAAACAATTAGACAACAGGAACTATAGAAAGTTCCATTAACAGTGAGAAATAAAATGATTAAACAATTGAACTATTCAAACCAATGGTTGTCCAATGTTAAAACAGCGGTGAAAGAACTAAAACAAGCACAACAGGACCAGGATGATGTTATGTTGTGTTTAGTGGCACAAAATACAGTACCAACACCGCCATGTGAGAACCAGGACGGGGAACGGTGCGAAAACTACGCTAAATGCTCAGCCAATGAACTAAGCTGTACGCTGTTCAATGCCTACACTGGCATGAAAATACCGAAGTCAAAACAAAACCGTAACCCTTCACACGCTCTGTATATAGCCATGATAGAGGACGAGATATGACGCACATTAATAAGCTAGAAAACAGTTACCCTAATAGAACAGACGCTTGTAAGCTAAGAGATCAGGTAATGGATGAGTTAACAGACAACGTCAACCATCCAAAGCACTACCAGTCTGATACTGGTGTTGAGTGCATTGATGCTATCAGGGCTGCATTAGGCTCAAAAGCATTTGAGGGGTACTGTAGAGGGAATGCTATGAAGTACCTGTGGAGAGACAAACAGGAGAACGTAGAAGACCTGAGAAAAGCTAATTGGTACATCAACAGGCTAATACAGGAGTTGATTACATGAGCAAATACCAGAAGAAAGACTTCAAGCCTTTTGGTATGACACTGGATAAGGCTATTGCTCTTCCGGTACTCAAAGGCATCCCTGAACGTGGGATATCAGCACAAACCTGTGAGTGGTTCGGCATCCGTGGTGAGTACTCAGAAGTCGAGGGTAAGCTTGTAGCGCACTTGTTCCCAGTAACCAGGAAAGGGAGCATTGTAGGCTTTGCACGTAGGGAACTTGGTGGTGCTAAGAAGAGAAGTTTTAGCACTGTAGGTGATGTTACCGTTGATTGTGAATTGTTCGGTGCAGCACAAGCAAAATCAGGCAACAAGGTTTGGGTGGTTGAAGGTATGTATGACTACCTGTCATTGTATCAAGTTATGTACAACGACCCACGTAATCAGAAACTATCAGTGCCTTATCACCCATCAGTGGTATCCGTGTTACTTGGTGCTGGTAATGCTGCTGCTAATATGCAAGCTAATACAGCGTTCTTGACTCGTTACAAAGAGATCATAACAGTATTCGATTCAGACAATGACGGACAGGAAGGAGTGCGTGAGGTAGCACTGCAATTCCCTGAGATTAAGAACGTGGTACTTGACCCTGAACTTAAGGACCCGAACGGCTACCTATTAGAGGGCAAGAACAAACAGTTGATGGATGCTGTGTTCTCTGGTGAGGTGTATCAGGTTGAACAAATACAACGTGGTGCTGGTGACATTGAAGAACTCATGCGACCAACAGCTAAGGGTATCAAGATAGATGCTTTTCCTGAGTTGATGCACAAACTTAATGGGCTAAGACCAGGGGAGTTAACTGTACTGCTTGCGCCCCCGAAGACAGGTAAGACGAGCCTATGCAAGCTTATCAACTACCACTTGTTGCTTCACAAGCAAAAGGCTTTTGGTATCTACCTTGAGGAAGATATACGCAAGACAAGGCAATCTTTTGTAGCACTGGATAACGATGTTCATCTGCCTTATTTCAGGGAGAACCCTAACATTGTCTCCAAGGAAGCGGTCAAGAAAACAATGGACACTGTACTGAACCCTGAATGGGCTATGTTCTGTGACTCAGCGAAGGGTAACATAACGCCTGATAGAGTGATGGAGTTACTGCAATGGGCTGCCTTGAAAGGCTGTAAGTACGTGCTGTTAGATCACCTTAGTTTCATCTTCTCAGGCCTGAAATCCTCTGACGAGCGCAAAGAGATAGATAAACTAATGACTGATCTAGCAGCTTATGTGAAGCAAACTGGAGTCCATGTTATAGCTGTTTCTCATATTGTACTGGATCGCGGTAGACCTAAGCCAAAAAACCCTGATGGCACTGTTAAATACCCGTATTGGTACGAGATAGAAGACACTGATGGTAGGGGTTCAGGAGCATTCGCTCAACTGTGCTGGAACATGATAGGTATCGACAAACAGATAACTGCTGACAGGTCAAGAGGTAAAACCAGGCTAAGGGTATTGCTTAACAGAGAGTGGGACCGTACAGGGATGTGTGATGTTTTAACCCTAGATATTCATACCGGAAAATTACACGCTGTGGAGGCAGAAACATGAAAGTACTAATAGCGTGTGAGTACTCAGGCAGGGTTAGGGATGCTTTTGCCGCCAAAGGGCATGATGCTATGTCTTGTGATTTGTTACCAACTGACAAACCAGGTAAGCACTATCAAGGTGATGTAATGGAAGTTATCAACGATGGTTGGGATTTAATGATAGCTCACCCACCTTGCACTTATCTTTGCAACTCAGGTGTCCGGTGGTTGTACGATAAAGACAAAGCCAAGGCTGTAAGGCGTTGGGAGCAAATGGAAGATGCTGCAAGACTGTTCGCTGTTTTACTGGACGCCAACATACCAAAGATTGCTGTAGAGAACCCAATTATGCACAAATACGCTGTTGAGATCATAGGCCGAAGGCAGGACCAGATCATCCAGCCTTGGATGTATGGACACACTGAGTCAAAAGCCACTGGGTTATGGCTTAAGAATCTACCGGAACTAAAACCAAGTAATGATGTCAAAGAGCAATGGAAAGCGTTGCCTAAAGGCGAAGGTCAGAAAATACACTGGATGTCACCATCAAAAGAAAGAGCTAAACTGCGTAGCCTCACCTACCAAGGCATAGCTGACGCAATGGCTGAACAATGGGGTTAACATGAAATCAACAAATAAGAAGATTGGAAAACAGATTGTATTCGACATAGAAACCAATCACTATTTGAATGATTGGACGTTTGAAGGTGACGAGCCTGAATTGAGAACGATGGCTTACCAAAACATAAGTACTGACAAAGTTCATAGTTTTTGTGTACCACAGTTGCTTAAGGATGCTGAAACTTTAATAGGCCATAACATCATAAAGTACGATCTACCGTTTCTGAAACGGTTCTATCATTGGGAACCTGCACCGAACGTCAAGATCATTGACACTTATGTACTGGCTACGCTGTTGTTCCCTGAGTACGAGAACGGGTTAAAAGCATGGGGAGACAGGCTGGGGATCACAAAACCAGGTATCGAGGACTTCTCTAGTGCTAGCACAGAAGAGATACAACACCGTTGTGAACAAGATGTACGTATTTGTACTAAACTGTACCGCCACCTGTTAGCTTATTGTCGATCTAATGACATTGATCTCAAGTTACCGTACAAGATTGAGTCCAAGGTATCTGAGTTAATGCACAATCAAGAAGAGCATGGTGTGTGGTTCGATTCAGACTTAGCTGAGCAGCATCTCGAGACACTTGAAGCTCGTATGGAAACAATACGACAAGAAATAGAGCCACAGTTGCCTGAGCGTCTGATACCAGAATCTCAACTCAAGTACCCACCACAGAAGAAGTTCAAGAAAGATGGTACACCCTCGGCACTAGCGATTAAATACTTTGGTGATGCTTTGCGCGATACAGGGATAGGATGGTACGTAGGAGACAAACCGTTACATCTCGCTACCAGTCCAGTCAGTACTACTGCCCCAATGACATTGGATAACACCAAGGGCATTAAGGGTTATCTGATGGAACAAGGCTGGAATCCTACGTTCTGGAACGTGAACAAGTCAGGCGAACAAACATCACCAAAGATAGCATTACAGGGAACAATCTGCCCTAATTTGCTAGATTTAGGTGAAGAGGTTCCTAATATCCGCAGGATTGTTGAGTACAATTCGTACAAGCACCGCAGGAACATGATCAAATCAGCCACCAATGATACTACTGGTTTCTTGAACCATCCACGTTTGAAGCTGGACCATAGGCTACCAGCTGGTGTTATTGCTAACGGTGCTGCCACTGGTCGTATGATGCACAAAGTAGTAGCTAACATACCACGGGTTAACTCAGTGTTCGGTCGCGAGATGCGTGATCTGTTCGCTGCACCAGAAGGCAAGGTGTTAGTAGGCTGGGATGCTGCAAGCCTAGAGGACCGCTGTAAGGCTCACTATGTGTATCCTTATGACCCTGAGTATGCTGAAAGGCTGCTTGATCCTACGTACAACGTGCATGACATCAACACAGCGTTATGGTTCAATGTCAGCCCTGATGATGAGAATTGGTCCAAGAAACGATCACTGGCCAAGAACGGCCAGTTCGCTTTAGTGTACGGTTGTACTGCACCTAAACTGGCTGAGACACTGAAGGTATCAAGAGAGAAAGGGCAGCAGATGTATGATGCTTGGTGGGAACTGAACTCCCCGCTGTTGTTGCTCAAAAAAGACCTAGAGCACCAGCTAAAGGTCAAAGGTTATATACGTGCTATTGATGGTAGACAGATCAAGGTTAAACATCCTTACAAGGCTGTGAACTACCTGTGCCAATCAATGGGAGCGATACTCATGAAAGTAGCTATGTGTTACTGGCAGCGGATGGTTGACCAGCAACAGATACCAGTGAACCAGGTAATCCACTATCATGATGAAGTAGTAGCAGAAACTATTTTAGAATATGGGGAACTTTCTGGAGAACTAGGTGTCCAAAGTATTATAAAAGCAGGTCGTTACTTTAAAACTAATGTCCCAATGAACGGTGAATACAAGGTTGGGAGAACGTGGGGAGATGTCCACTAATGTATGAGTTTGGCGAAGAGTGTTCACAGACGTACAAAGAAACTTGCGAGTGCGGAAAAGTCATTGAAGTATCAACGCAGCCAGATGAATGCCCAGAATATTACACTACTGTATATGTGCGTTGTAGTTGCGGAAAATCAGTTCATTTTGAATTACCAGTAAATTAATCAAAGAGGTAAGTTATGTTAGTACAAGGCGAGATAGAAGCACTGAGCATTAAACCATTAGCAAAGCCGGACAATTACGATAACCTGTTCCGTCTTGGTTTTAAGGTTGGTGACCACTGGTATTCAGCAGGGTCATTGAAGAAACAGGAATGGAACGTCAAGAAAGACAACAAGTGGTACACAGTAGGCAAAGGCTCAGAAATAGCTTTTACTTATGTACAGAACGGTGATTTCCGTAATGTTAAACGAGGTGATATAATATTTGTGGAGATAGTGGAATCTGACTTCCAACCACAAGGGACCCAATCTGGGACTCAAAGTCCCCAATCTGGGGGTTCTGGCCACAACCCAGCAGAGATAGGCCAGATCATGAACCTAGCAGTACAAGCTTATGGTATTGATAACGTGTACTCTGAGCTTGATATTGATTTCATTAAACTGTACTACGCTGTACGAAACAAGGTAGAGGGGCTTGTGAAACTCAAGGATACAGCAGACCAGGTTCAAGCCCAGCAACCAAAACAGGGTTATGCTCATGCGCTTGAGTCTGATCCAGACCTTTCTGAAAACGACCCTTTTGGTTAGTACTTAGGGGGTTGTTTGCCCGCCCCCTCTTTTTAATTAGGATGCAGTATGAGAGCACTAACACTACAGATTGAGGTTGAGTACGACGAAGAAGCAATGCATGGAGACGATCAAGTGTCTATTGACTGGTTCTATGATGATGTTATAGATGGTAAGTTGTACCTGTACTCTGAAGAGATTGGTGATATGATAGGAAAGGTAACAAAACTTAGATTATCTAAAGGTAATGTTTAGAATTAACACAACAAGGAATCACAATGTCACATTGGTACACATCAGAAGGTAAACCTAGACATACAGTAAAGGGTAAGCCAACAACACTTAGACATGCCCGAACAATGAATTTATTCCCTTCCGTCACTACTGTGTTGGACATACAATCAAAACCGCAGCTTGTAACTTGGCTACAAGGGCAGTTATTTGATGCTTGTTCTAGCGCAGTAGCTGATGGAATGGATTTAGCTACTAACAAATCAGTAGTGTTCGCTAATGCGAAGTCAGTAGGTAAAGAAGCCGCAGAGAGAGGTACTTTAGTACACAATGCTATTGAGGAATACCTTGAGTCCGGTAGCACTGATAAGCGTCTTGAAAGTATGTGCATCAAGGTAGTTGACTACGTACGCAAACACTTTGGAGAAATACAAGAGTTCGAGTACAGCTTTTCTGATACTGAGTACGGGTACGGTGGTTGTATTGACATCGTTGGTGATGGCTATATCCTTGACTTCAAGACCAAGGACTTCAAACCAGGGGCTAACCCTAAGAAGTTCGTGTACGACTCTCATGTAATGCAACTAGCAGCTTACGAGAAAGCAGTACGTGGCGGCTCTTATGCTAATGCAGTAGGTGGTCGTTCTCGACTGATTAATCTTTTCATTAATGTTAATGATGATCACTTTGGTGAAGTGTTGCCTTATGTGTGGTCAGAAGAAGATGCTAAACGAGGTTGGTGGATGTACTACAACTTGTTGCATTTCTGGCAACTGAGCAAGAAGTACGGTCCACTGTACGAGGACTTAAAACACGCATTGGAGGTTAAGGAAT